GGGTTACGGATTACCATCCAATTCACCTCTTACTAACCCATGGACAGACTTATCAGGACTAACCAACGACGCCACTCCTGCCAACATGGCAGGCACTACGTCAAGCGGCGTAGACGTGTCCGACCCACTCAGACCGTTTTGGGTATTGGACGGTGCGGACGATTTATTCAGTCTTGTCAATACGGCAAGTTTGGATATAACAGTCGCACCACTGGCGGTATTTGCAACCATAAAAACACCGGCAATATTGCAGACAGAATATGTATTTTGCAAAAACGTAGATTCTGTAGCGACTGTGCAGTACGGGTTGGGTGTAGACTCAGACGGTTATGTGGCATCATATTTAGAAGGCGTTGCAAGACAAACCACTGCTAACTCCTTAATTGCAAATACAGTCTATAACATAGGCTTTATATGGGACGGAACAAATATAAAGAACTTCATAAACAAAGTACAGTCCGGAATCACTGGAACATTTAGTGGAAGCTTGACAAGTCGGGCAAATGTCCGCATAGGTTGCCGTGGGAATAATAGCGTTTTTTATAAAGGCGGTATAGCAACGCTTACGGTCTATGCTGGTGCAAAAGCAATTGAAGCCAATATATTAAAAGCTGAAACAGCTATATCAAAAGCTTATTTATAAAGGAGATGTTGAAATGATACGAGATAATAATTCTTTTATGGTAGGATTAACAACAGATTTTGAAGCTATAGGAGTAATTCACACAACAGAAAGACTTTCATTGGATGGAACAATGATGATAAAAAATGTTGTTTGTTTGACAGAAGAACAATTAGAAACTGCATTAACTGGTATAGGGAGTTTTGAAGTGTTAACAGGCGATGAAACCCTTGCATTAATGCAAACTCCTCCATGGTATGAAGAATATAAATAATTTTAGGCAGGGTTTAAATTTTGGAAGGCAGGTGATAAATTTGTATAAAGTAAGACTTAGAACAAGATGGTCAGGCCCCGGAATAAATCATAAACCGGGTGATGTTTTAGACTTGGATGATTTGTTGGGCAAAGGCTTGGTTGAATCCGGGAGTGCCGATTTAATCGAAATAACTCATGAAAAGGTGATTGAATCTGCAGTAATCCAGCCAATTGAAAAGGCGGTTATGCCAAAGCCAACAGCAAGAAAACCGGTCAGGAAGAGGTGATGTTATGTTCCCGAATAGATGGGCATTAAAAATTAAAACGGAACCGGCAGAGGAACCGCTGTCGATCGCCGATATAAAGGAACATCTCCGTATTGATTCCGGAACACTTGCGGACGCGATAACCGAAACTCCTTCGATAAACGTCGCTTCATACAGCACAGGAACCTCAACGGGAACCGGTATAGATGTGATAGGGAATTCTGTTGTCGCTTATGCGGTAGCAGGGGCGATAAGTTCGGGTGGCGTGGTAGATATCCACTTGGAAGAATCGGACGACAATGTTACCTATGCTGATGTTGTAGGGAGCACATTCACACAACTTTCGACAGCTAATCAGGATTCAGTAATCGAGAAAGAATATTCAGGGACAAAACGATATGTACGCGCGTCCGCAACGGTCACGGGAAATACAGCGGTTTATGGCGTGAACATCCTGGAATATGTTCCTCCGTCCGCAGAGGATGATTACACTGAAAGCCTCATAACCGTCGCAAGGGAACTTGTTGAGGGGCATACCGGGCGCAGGCTGATTAACCAGACTTGGAACTATTACCTTGATGAATGGCCCTACAAAAACCATATCAAAATACCTTATGCACCGTT